GCAGAAGTGCTTGAGTATGCGCTCCAAGCGGGAAAACATAATGAATTTCACGAAATTGGTGCTCAGGTGGGATTGAGTAAGGATCGCTGTCTAGGCTTGCTATGTGATGTTGTCTGTGCGAATTTTGTAAAAGAATTTGACAGTCTCAGGGAGATAATAAAAGCGGATCTAGCGTAACCCCAATGCATAAAGATTGATTTTATAGTTTCGACCAACCATTTTTGCCGAGAATTTAGTATTATTTGGTAGGCTTCACAATCTGACCCACTCGCCGATATACTTTTTTAGTCATTTCCTGTGTTGAGTGTCCCAATAGTTGACTAGCATGAGCGATGTCTTCGATCTCGCTTGCGGCTTTAGGGCGAATATCACGGAATTGAAACTGACGTATCGAGCCTGCAAGCACTAGGTCGCCTTCAGACGCCGCCTTTGTTGCTGCCTTCTCTCTTGTTTCATCCCATCTGTTTCTCAGCATCGCATAGCTCATTCGAAGTCCAGTATGGTTGGTTACTAGCTGTGAGGTTTTGATGCCAGCGTTGATTCTCCGATCAAAAAGAGAGTTTAGAAAATTGTTCAATTCTGTTGTTGAGCAACCATTTCGCAATTGAATTCTCAGACGCTTTTCAGTTTTTCCCTGACCTATCGTCAAAAAACCATTATTGATATCGGTGACTGATACTTTGAGAACATCTGCCGGGCGTTGTCCAGTTAGATATGCCAGATCCATCGCGTCTTTGAGCTCCTGCGGAGCCTCCTCATAAACCGCGTTCCAAACGATGTCGCCTGCGTAGTAGTCACGAGGCATCTCCTTGTTCCGACGCAATCCAAAGCACGGGTTGGCCTGAGCCGTTAATCCCCACTCTCGGGCAAATGTGAACATGGTCGAAAGCAATGCTATCTCACGATTGGCACGTACCTTGGCCGTGCGCGCATCACGATACTGAGCAATCACCTGTGGTGTGATCGCGTCAATCGGGGCTGATTCAAATGCATTGCGAAGCTGTTTGAGACCCTTGAGGTAGTCGCTCTGCGTGCCAGACTTTAGCGTCGGGATCACCCTCTTTTGGTAATCGTCAAAAAGCCGTCCCATCAAGTGAGCCGGTTTGGGAGTGGCTTTGCGATCGAGCCGCGCCCATTCAATCTTTGCTTCGTCAAGATCGCCGCCCAAGGGAATCTCTACGCGATTCCCCTCGGCGTCCCTGCCGGTGTAGTAATAGCCCACCCAAATCTGGCCATTTTTTCTTTTTCGTGAGCGGCGGATCATCCGAGGGGGAAGGTCTCGGTTTTCAGGCTTTTTCAGTCGCATTATTAGTTCACGCGGGATAGATCAAGGGACCAGGTTTCGGCGACAGCGTTGCTGGCTGACGGCTTTACCCCGGCAAGTTTCAAACGGGCGTATACACGGCCCACCACTGGACGTTGTGCGCCCGTGAGGACGTACTCCCATTCGTTGCGGGTTAACCACTGGCGCTGGAAACACGGTGTCTTGTATCCGGTGATGGTTGCCAGTTCATCTTCCGAGAGCGTTTCGCTCGCCAACTGAGGCTGGTTTTCCCGATTCATGCTTGTTCCAAAGAGAAAGTGTCTAGCGGCTTGTTATATTTTTCAGAGGGCTTATCTAGTCCTTCCAGGACGAAACTGGCTGTCTGCCTCGAGGGCCGCAAACTGTCAGGGTTACTGCAGGTCTGGACGACAGCCGCAGCGCTGCCTATCTCGGCAGGCGTTCCTTCGCACATGCGCAGCCTGTACCCAGCAATACGTGCAGCGACGAAAGAAACCTCGTCGCAGGCTGTGAAAATGTTCGTGGAGGCCTCTATACCGCTTCCGCTTGGTTTTTGTGCTTGCATGGTGTTTCTCCATTACGCATCCCGGCACTACAGCGCCGAGTGATCCTTTAATTGCAGCGCGTCACGCCTGCTTAAAAATCCAGCAGCGCACAGTAGAGCTCCGTCTTGGCGCGCCATTGATTACTGCTTGCGAAGCGCGAACCGCGCTGTACACCGCTTTATTGGTTTCCAGCCACTTACGGCTGCGGCTGTTCACCAACAGTCCACGCAACGTCTTGAGATCGCCCAGGTTCTGCCGGTGCACGCTGGCCATCTCGGCGAACTCGTTGAGGTTGATCGCGATAAGTTTGGGGTCAGTACTGTGATTGACCTGCGGGCCTTCGCCGATACTTTCGAGGTATTCGTAGACCTCCCAAAACTCGGCAACGAGCGGATGATCTGCGCTGATCGCGGCTTGTCGCTCCAGCGCCATGCTCATCAGCGCTTGTTGTGTTGTGGCCACCTGGTTGTCATCCAGCGCGCAAACCAGGCGCAGGCAATCCACCAGAGCCATCAACTGGCTGTGGTTCTTGATAATCCGTTCAACGCGAATGTCTTTGAGCTCGCGTAACTGCCTCTCATGAACAGGCACTCGCTCGGCGAACCGAGTCATCACCTGCGTCTCAGCGCGTACGGCCAACAGCAAAAAATGGCTCAGTTGCTCAACCGGAATCAGATTCAAATTGTCAGCGGCCGCGCGACTCTCAGTCGTGACTTCCGGCCGCGCAAAATGCGATTTGATAATCCTCGTCAGGATCGCTTCCGATGCACTGACATCGGCGTTCTGACTGATCGCAATCGCACCGCGAAACGGTGGCTCGTAAGTCTCGTTACCACTGGTTTTCATGCCTTTGGTGCCCAGCGTGCCGCCGCCGTAATAGTCCTTCAGCTCGTCCCAGTCGAAACCCTTGGCGTGGACTTTGTCCGGTTCATTCCGATCGCCCTCGATCAGCACCACCGGCATATTGGCAACTTGCCCCATCGCCCGCTGACGTCCGGCCCGTGTCGATTTCGAAGGATCAAAACCCTCATGCTCGCGGCCGAGCAGCTTCCACAAAAAAGTCAGCAACGTGGTCTTGCCGGCGCCGGCCTCGCCAGTGACCTCAAGAAACGGAAACGACTTGTACTTCGCTCGGATCTGCTCGGCGAAGAGCGAGCCAAACCAGAAGGCGAGGGCGACAATTCCCTTGGCACCAAAGCACAACCACAACATCGGCAACCAGTCAGTGCGGTACTGCTTCCCGTCGCGCTGAATGTGCATGGTGATCGACTTCTGCAGTGTCTTGAGTCGCAGCTTGCCGAACTCGAAAAAGTCTTCCTTGTTCACTAGATTGACGATGCCGTCCCGTACTGCGAGATCGCCGAAGACGTAGCAACTGTGCTGCTTGCTGTAGCCGACGAAGTCGATCGTTTCGACAGTCTTCAAACCGAACAGCTGATCCTTCATGATCTTGTCGAGCTGCTTGCTACTGCCGGTAAATACCGCGCCGGCAGCCATCCCCAACAGCCGCTTCTTAAATTCGCTTGCGGCAGCGACCTGGCCACCGGTGAAAGTATTTTTCACACTGCCACTGTCGTGGGGAAAGTCGACGCGAAAGTAATACCAGGATTCATCGGTGACTTCGTTGCGTTGAAAATACAGGGCCTGCGGGTAACAGTTTGCGATCTCTACGACACCACCACATTGCCGCAAGGCTTTTTGCCGGCGCTGGCCTTCGCTGAGAAGCTGATCTTCATGAAGGTCGGAATTTTCCAGTGCGTGCATCGCCCGGCTGAACTTCTCCAGGTCCATCTTGAACCAGTACAAACGGCTGTCGAAGCCGAAGTGAAATTCATGGCGCTCGCGCCAGTCGTACATCAAAACGCCTTTCTCTGAAGCGCTTTCCGCTATCAGCAAGGAGCCGTGATAGCGGGCGGTGGCCACGTCTTTTTTGATCTGCTCGGCTCGCTGATTTTCATCATCGATGAAAGCCCAGCGCTGATGTAGATCGTTCCAGTCGACCTTGCGGCTGTCCGTCTGGGGGATCTGCGCGGCCTCGCATTCGTAACCCAGGGCGCGAGCCTGGCGCACCCAGCGCTTGGTGTACTTGTGCGCGCCCGGTTCGTTGTCCAGTGCCCAAATCAGCTTGGGCAGCTTACCGCCGCGCTGGTGAGCCAGCCCCTTCAATGAGTTCTCAGGGAAAAGGTTGGACGACATCGCGGACACTGCCGCGATGCCGTTATGCACCAAAGCGATCGCGTCGAAAATGCCCTCGACAATCCACAGCTCTTTGACCTCCAGCAGCTCGATAGAGGGCGGGCACCACCAGATACCACGCGGACTGTCGCCGGGCTTGAAGCGCGCTTTCATCTTGCCGAAGCGATGCGGCCGATCGATCAGGCGCTCCCAGTAACCTCCCTTTTCCAGCGTGAAGCGCACCGTGGCGCTGCCGGCGTTTAACGCCTCAGAGAAATACGTTTCCTGAGAGAACCAGCCCTTAATCAGTTCAAACCGAAAGCCTCGGGCAAACTCAAGGTAAGCCCGAGCGGTCGCGATGGGAAATTGCTCAGAGGAGGGCGCACGTTTGCTCCAATCATCGAACAGGTCTTCGTAGATATCCTTGAGGTGCCACCGCTGCGCGCATTTGCTTTCTCGTCCGCAGATGAGCAGCCAAGGCTCTGAATAGCGCGTGTAGAGTTCCTTTTTTCCACACGCGGGGCATTTGCCGCCTCGCAGATAATCGGTGCTCAAGCGGCGCTGGAGCCCGTAGTCATCCTTGAGACGCAGCAACACGTCAGCATGCAGGTTGCTGGCAAACGCGCTCACCGGTGAAACTTCCTCCCAAGCCCGTGGGAGAGCGCCACAATCAGATGCCGCAGCCCTGACATCATCGGGATTTCCGCAAGCAGCGCATCGTGGCGCTGGTCAATGGGGATCGAACTGAAACGCTCGTCGTACCAGTGTGCCTGGAACTGCTCCGCGTATTGGGAGCGTATGGCGTCGAGCAGGAGTTCCGTTTCAACGCGAGTCAGGTTGCTGTTGATGCTGACGTTATCTTCCATGAAAACCTCGAATTTTAGG